GCGCTCGTAGGTGGTGACGGTGCGGATGATTTCGTCGTTCGCGTCGCGCTCGACGGTTTGCACGCTGCGGGTGGGGTGGTTGTCCACCACGGTGACGGGGGCGGGTTCGACGTTGACGGTGACTTGCGGGGCCTCTGCGCGCACGGCGGGCATGATGGCTTCCACCGTCACTTGGGGGGCGGGGATGACAACGGGCATGGCCTGGATGTCCTCTCGAATCTGGCTGAGCGTGGCGCGGTGCAGGCCGGCAACCTCTTGCGCCATCTGCGCCACCTGCGCGGTGTCAATGCCGAGGTGCACATTGACGGGCGCGGCGGCCGGTGCAGGCGCGGCCTGCGCGCAGGCCTGGGCTTGCACGGCGTCACGCAAGAAGGCGATGTCTTGCTGTGTGAGGCGGGCGCTGGCTTCGGCAGCGCGGGTGGCGGCCTGGGTGGCGGTGTCGGTGATCTGCGATGCATCCGGGCCGGTGCCGCCGGCTTCGCTGTTGCGGCCGTCACTGGTGAACACCAGGTCACGCGCGGCGGTTTCGGCGCGGAAGGCGGTGATCTGCTCGAGCACATCACGCGGGTTCACGCCACGCTTGCGCATGACTTCCACCTCGCTGGCAAAGCCTGCGCGCACCAGGGCGAGGTAGGCGGCGGCTTCCTTGGCGGGGTCAATCCACGGCATGGACTGGGCGATGAACAGGGCGTCGTCCTCAGTGCCGGGCTGCACGTCGCGCGGGGCGGGCACTGCGCGGCTGAGGGACGCGGCCGTGACGAAGCTGGCCCATACGGGCTGGATGAACTGGCCCACGAAGTCATCGGTAAGGGTGGCGTAGTTCACCCACTGCTCCACCAGTTCCTGGCGCTGGGCGCTGTAGGTGCCGCCGTAGTCCCGCGCGATGCTGCTGTAGCTGGCCCCCACGCCAGCGGCCACGGCGCGAAGCTGGCCCTGGCGGAACGTCACCACGTTGGGATTGGGCCGGTTGCTGTCGATCAGGCCGATTTCCTCGCCCACGGTGAGGCTGTCAATGACCATGCCGGGCGCCATGTTGATGCTGCGCGGGATGGGGTTGCCTTCGCTGTCAGTCAGCGGGCCTTGGTAGCCATCTGGGCTGGTCTTCTTGACGTAGGCGGTGAGCGCGGCGGCGATCTTGGCGGCGATGCGCTCAGATTCCTCATAGTCCTTGATGTCTTCAAGGCGGGTGATGATGGACGCGAACTCACTGATGCCGCGCATCTGGCCGATGCGGTCCAGCAGGGCGATGTGGTGCACACGCTCAGCCGGCACGCGCTTCAAGTCTGCGGTGCTGAAGCTCAGGCCGGGGCCGATGCCGTCAGCCGGGTGGTGCTTGTGCACGAAGTAGGCGATGGGCCGGCCCCAGGCGTTGCGCTCGATGCCTTGGTCAATGCGGGGCGTCACCTCGTAGTCGAAGGGCACCAGGTCGGCCTCGAACATCTCCAGCGCCAGGGGCACGGCGGTGGGGTACGGGTAGCCGGCCACGCCCAGCACTTCCTGTGCGAAGGATTCACCGTCGCGCAGCCAGGTCGTGCACATGAGGCGCTGCACCTTGGCGAAGTGGTGCCGGCCGGTGACTTCGGGCCGCAGGGCCCATTCGCGCCAGGCAGCGCGCAGGGCGGCGGCATACTCTTCGTGGATGGTGCCGTCTGCGCGGCGGGGCTGGGGCTCGATGCCGATGCCGTTGGCGCCGACGATGTTGTTCGTCATCGTGCGCAAGATGCCGCGCGAGACATCGTGGTTGCGCTGCAGTTGCCGGGCCTGGGCACGCAGGGCGCGGGCGCTGAGGTCCACCAGTTGGTTGGGGCTGCGCTGGTCGGTGTAGAACTTCCGGTTGCGGCTGGGGGTGGCGGCCTCATAGGGCGGCGCGGCCAGGGCCAGGGCACGGCGGGCCACCACGCGGCGAAGGCCGGCGCTGGGGTTGAGCCAGCCGACAAGCCTGTCAACGATGTTCGGGGCGGTGGTGTCTTCGGCGTCGGTCATGGCTTGGCCCAGAGCTTGCGCGCCTTGCGCAGGTGCACATCGACGAACTTGCGGGCATGGCGATTCCAGCCGGCGGCGAGCATGTCGGCCTCGGCTTGGCGCAGGCAGGCTCTCCAACGGCGCGGGTCGATGTCTTGCGGGTGGGGTGAGTAGCTGGTCGGCATGGCGGGGTCAGCGGGGGCGCGGGTCGCTGAAGTCGGCCACGCTGTAGCTCAGGCCGCCGAAGCTGGGGGCGTTGCCGGCGCTGGCCTGCAGGGCGGCCACGCGCTTTTCCCATTCGGCGCGGCCGGCGCGCACCATGGCCAGGTCTTCGTGGCGGAGGAAGCGGTCAACGCCCGTGCCGCCGATGCGGACCTCCTTGCCTGCCAGAATGGCCTGCTCTGCCGCCAGGTAGGCGGAGACCATGCTTTGGGCTTCGGCGAGTGTGGTCATGCGGTGGGTGTTCAGCGGCTGCAGGCAGTGCCTGCGGCGTCTGGCAGCAAGCCCGGCCAGCCTACCGGGCGGGCAGTCTCATTCCTACCCATGAAATGAGACTTTGCGGGGGATGCGGGTGCCAAGAGACGCGGCGACGGCATCACAGAGATTAGGTCAAGGCGTTGGCCAGGGATTCCGCCACGTCGTTGGCCAGGGATTTCACCAAGTCGTCGTACAGCCGCTGTTGCAGCAGGTAGCCTTCCAGCTCCCACACCTTGTTGCGCGCGTTTTCGCGGCTGATCTTGCGGCCCACTTCCTCGTTGAAGTTGGACTTGCTCACCACGGCGGCCTCGCCGCGCACCGTGAAGCCGTTTTGCAAGGTCAGCTCGCACACCATTACCTTGCCGCTAGGCAGCGTGGTGTACGTCTCGGCCTTGATCGTGTCGTCTATGTCCTGCGGCGTCAGGCGCGGCCGGGTCAGTCCCTTGGCCTGAATAAGCTCTTCAATCTCGGTTTCGTTTTTGCTCATTGGTATCTTTCGCGTTGTGCCGGCAGTTTTCGGGCGCCGGCTAACCCGTCTTTCAAGCGGACCGAGTACGGCCGCTCACCTTTCACTTAGGCGTCTGCGCGTTCCACAGCCGCTTCATCTCGGCATTCAGCGCGCGGTCGGCGCGGCAGTCCTCGCTGGTGCGGCCGGTGCAGTCCACGGCTGGCGCCTTGTGGAAGCAGTCCCAGCAGGCGTAGTAGGCCGGGCCTTGCAGCGGCGTGGCACCGGCCTTCGTGGCACGCGCCCACTTGCCCACAAGTTGCGGCACCGTCTCGTTGCCGGTTGTCTCCATCGCAATCGGCATCTGCGGCTTCATGTTGTAGCTGCCGCAGGCCGGGCACGGCGCCATCGGCTGGCCGTACACCCACTCTGCGCGCTTTGCCGGGTCTTTCAGCATGTTCAGCATTCGTCAGTCCTCACGTTCATCCCACCAAGACGCCTAACCCCGTATTCGAGCGGGTGCGCTCCGGCACCAGGCCTAGCTGGTCGCTCAAGGGCGAGTCCAAACGGCCGGGGTCTTCAGTGGCTTTGCTCATGGTTTCTCCTGGGCCGTTTGGCCCGCCTTGGCTGCAACGTCAGCGGTCATTCAGCACCCGGTACAAGGTGGCCTTGCTGATGCCGAAGCGCAGCATCACTTCGCTGGCGTTGTTGCCGCGCCAGGCTTGGCGGATGCGGGCGTTGCGGTCGGCGATGTCTTCGGCGGGGACGTAGATTTCACGGCCGCCCCAGCGGTTGCGCAGGCCGCGGCACAGGGCGTCGCTCACCAAGTCTGCGAAGGGTTCGTTCATGCCGATTTCGGCCTGCAGCACGTCACGGATGTCCACCTTCAGCAGCGCGGCGCTGTTCTGGCGGGCGCCGGCCGGGGTTTGCGCGGGGTGGTCACGCGGGAGCAGATCTGCCTGGGGGCTTTCGGCTTCGGCGGCGGGTTCGAGGGTGGGGGCGGTGGTGCTCACAGGCGGGAACTCCAATCAGGGCTGGCGAACGGGCTGACGAGGGGCGCAGGCGCGGCCGGGGGCGGTGGCGGGCGGCGGCGCACGGCGATGGGCGGGGCGGGTGACTGAGCTGGTGACTGCGCCTGGGCCGCGGCATCGGCGGGCGCGGCGGGCCGGGTTTCGATCTGGCCGGGGGCCAGGGGGGCTGCGGGGGTGGGCTCAGGCGGCGCAGGCGGCAGGGCGAACAGGTCAGGCAGGAGGTCGTTCTCCAGCTTGGCCCACTGCGCATCGCTGAGCTTGTGGTGATCGAGCATCTGGCTGGCGAACAGGGCGTAGACGGTGGTGTCCAGCGGCTCATTGCGCGCGGCGGTCTTCACCCAGCGCACCTTTTCGCCGCTGCTGGTGCGCACGGTGCGGCGCACTTCGGCGGTGAAGCCCTTGAACCACTCCAGCGGCAGGGCCTTGCTGAAGTGGATGTAGCCGGGGCCGGGGTTCTGCACGCGCAGGCGCTCGAACAGGTTGTCTTTGGCGGTGTCTGTGCCCACCAGCCACAGGCGCACGCCACCCTTGACGATGCGACCACGGTAGTTCACGTCCTGGCTGCTGCTGCGGCCCTTGATAGGCATGCCTTCTTTGCTGTCGCCCTTGATGGCGAAATACTTGTGGCCGTGGTGCAGGCGGCAGAAGTTGTACGCCTGGTGGGTGAAGTGGCCGCCGGTATCGATGGCGCTGGCGGCGATCTTCATCGGGGCGCCGTGCCAGTGGGTGAGCGGGGCTTGCAGGTAGGGGTGCAGGCGTTCTTCCCACTCGCGCTCGTCGGCCGGGTTGCCTTCGATGACCTGGTAGTCCACGGTCCACATTTCGCTGCCGCGGCCGATGGCCCAGACGGTGACCTCCCAGCGCTTGTCTTGCACGTCCACCCCGGCCACCAGTTGCAGGCCGCCCACGGGCACGCGGCGCAAGGGGTAGTCTTCGGCGCGCTTCTGCAGCTCGTGCGCTTCGGCTTTCTCGACTTCTTCTTCCCAGGTTTCGCCCAGGGTTTCGTTGACGAAGCCTTCGAGCGGGGCTTTGTCGCCGGCTTCCTTCGCCTTGATGCACTGCAGGAACTGGCGGACGATGGCGGCCCAGGTGGTTTGCGGGCTGTAGGCCGTCCACACATGGAAGGCCACATGGCGCGGGGGCTTGAGCAGGGGGGTGCCGGTGCCATCGGTCCAGCGGTAGGGCTTGCCGTGGGCGCGGTAGTTGCCGCATTCGCTGACCCACACGCCTTCATGCCACAGGCGCAGGTAGTCAGCCTGGGTGATGCTGCCCAGGCAGTGCGGGCAGTGGTGGCGCACGGTGCCTTCGGGGTCATGCGCGTCCCACTTGAAGCCGTGGCGCACGTCTTTGCCGCCCCAGGACAGGGGGTGTTCCACCTGGCAGTGCGGGCAGGTGATGTGGTAGCGCAGGCGGGCATCGGCGGCGGCTTCGCGCTTTTCGATGTGGCTCAGGCCCTTGATGCGGGGCGTGGTGCCGCAGATGATCTTGGGGTAGGTGGCGCCTTCCAGGCGCTTCCAGGCCAGGGTGAAGGGGTCGGCGCTTTTCTCGATCTTCTGGTCGAAGCCGTCGAACTCATCGAGCTTGGCGCTCTGCAGCGTCATGCGGCGGAAGTTGCCGGCGCTGGTGCCGCCCTTGAGGTACAGGATGGACCCCAAGAACTTCTTCATGTTCAGCGTGTTCTGCTTGCTCTTGGCCATGAAGCGGGGGAACACGGTCTGCATGATCTTCACGTCACGCAACATGGGCTCCAGCTCGGCCTTGCAGAACTCGTCACTGTCACCATCGGTGGGCTGCCACAGCGCCTGGTTGCGGCGCTTGTGCTGGGCGTCGTAGCCGATGCTGGCCAGGAGCATCTTGGTGTAGCCCACCCGCGCGCTCTTGCGGATGTCCACCTCCTCGATGTCGTCATCGCCCATGGCGCCCAGCATGGCGCGCTGGAAGGGGTAGCTGGCCCAGCGCTTTTCGCCCTGGCTGGATTCGGCTGACAGGTAGAAGTGGCGCTCGGCCCATTCGTCCAGGGTCAGCGGCTCGGGCGTCTTCATCGCCTCCAGGCCCTTGGCCACGGCGGCGCGGATGCTGCGGCGCAGATCTGCGCGCTGGTGCAGCCACACTTGGCGGGCGATGTCGGGCGGGAGGTCTCGGGCGCTCATGCTGCGGGCTGCGGGCTGCGGGCGGGCGGCTCAGTCGTCTTCGTCGCCGAAGGCTTCGGCTTCTGCGGCGGCATCGGCGGCATCGGCTGCACCAGGCGCGGCGTCGGGGCCTTCGGCGTCGTCTTCCACATCCAGCATGGCCAGGGAAGCCTGCACGGCCACGTCACACGCGCGGGAGATTTCAAGCTGGATGAGCTTGAGGTCTTCAGCCGTGAGGGCCGGGCACTGGCGGTGCAGGTTGACGTGCAGCGGCTCGAGCACGCCCACGATGCTGCGGCCCACGGTGGCCAGCACCTGCTCCAGCAGGGTCACGGGGGCGAACTGGCGGCGCTCCAGCGCGAGCTTGATCTCGGCGCGCTCACGGCTGACGCGGGCCAGCTCGCTGCGCTGGTAGGCCAACTCACCATCGGCACCACGGCCCGCGGCTTGCTCGCGCAGGTGCGCGCAGTAGGCCAGCAGCCATTGGCCGGCGGTGTCACCGGGCTGGATGACTTCGCGCGACACCAGGTCGCTCACGGCCTGCTGGCTGATGCCCACCAGCTCACCGAAAGCGGCCTGGGTGCAGGGGGTTTCAAGGGTCATGGGGTGCGCTGGTCACGAAGACGGAAGCGCTCACGCACGCTCGCAAAGGCGCGGTCGAACTCTTCTTTCAGCCCGGTGTTCACTTCGTTGCGGGCGATGGTTTCCAGATCAAGCCGCTGCTGATAACTGGCCTTGGAGACGAACTTCAGAAGCTGGTGAAGCTGATCGCCCTTGGGGCCCACGCGCTTGTAGACGCCCGGCGGCAACCATGAGCCGCCACGGCCCAGCGTGTTCGTGCCAGGACGCACGGCGAAGAACTCGGCGTCCACGCCCATCTTTGCGGCGCGCTTCGCGCTGGCCGCGCTGATGCCTTTGGCGTTGCGGCCCACGCCCATCTGCTTGAGTTGCAGCACGTTGACGATCTGCGCGTAGATGCGGGGCTTCACGTTGCCGTAGGTGTCCATGTAGCCGTATTTCGGGGCAGACGTGCCCGGCGTCGTCACCCAGCCAGGCGGAAGGAAGCCCGTGCGCGCCAGCAGGAACTCGGTCCGCTTCTGGTTGCGCCGCGGGGCACCAAAAGCGCCAGGCCGCAGGTACTCACGCTTAGGCAGGCCGCGCTCTTCGTTGGATTCGGGGAAGAACACCTCAGCCACGGGCATCTGCTTGTCCGCAGCCTTGATGAACACGCCGCGCACCGTGTAAGGCGTGGGTCGGTCGAACTTCACCGGCAACTGCTCGCGCACCTTGGCCTGCACGCGCTTGGCCAGGTTGGTGGCGGTAGTGGCCTGGACGTAAGGGATGGCCTTGGGCAACTGGTTGCGCACCAGGTCCATGAACCGGCTGGTGTCCACCGTGATCTGCATCTTCAGCATCTGATCGCCGTCCGTGAAAAGACGCGCGGAACTTGCGCATCGTCAAGCGCAAGGATGCCGAGAACTCAAATTGTGGGAAATGCACCCCCGGTCACACGTCACAACCCCCCGGAAACCATCCGGTATCTACCGAAACATCGCGGCCGAATCAACC